TGCCACCATGGTCCCGGTGGGCGAGGATCAGAAGCAGCACCTTGAGCTGACCCGCGACATCGCGATCAAGTTCAACCATGACTACAAGACCGATTTCTTCCCGGTGACGGAACCCATCATCGAAGGCGTTGCGACACGGGTGATGAGCCTGACCGACGGCACGAAGAAGATGTCGAAATCCGATCCGTCGGACAATTCCCGCATCAACCTGACCGATGATGCCGACACCATCGCCAGGAAGATCCGCCGCGCCAAGACCGACCCGCTGCCCCTGCCCGAAACGGTTGACGGGCTGAAGGACCGGCCCGATGCGCGCAACCTTGTCAACATCTACGCCGGGTTGTCCGGCCAGTCGGCGGCCGAGGTGATTGCGGAATTCGCCGGGGCACAGTTCGGTGTGTTCAAACCCAGGCTGGCCGATCTGGCGGTGGCGAAACTGTCACCGATCACGACCGAGATGAACCGGCTGATGAAGGACCCGGCCGAGATCGACCGTATCCTTGGCCAGGGGGCCAGGCGTGCCGATGCCATCGCCGGGCCGATCCTTGACCGCACCAAGGACATCGTCGGGATGATCCGCTCGCGCTAGGCCCGAATTCGGGGCAACCGGAACGCGCCGGGTTATCCCCCGCTTTCCCGCCGCCTGTCACAAGGATGAATCCTTGGCCTGCGACCAAGGCGGTGACGGGCGGGACTGTCCCCCTTTCCCCGTCCGGGCCTTCCCTGCGCCCGGCCCGCCCTCTCAGGCCCCCGTGCCCCCTTGCACGGGGGCCATCTTTTCGGTGCTACAGCGACAGGGCAGCCCCGCTGGCGGCCCCCAGAAGGACGATGCTCCAGGGTGGGGCCTTCCAGGCCACCAGCGCGACAAAGCCGGCAAGCGCCAGCGCGAAATCCGTCATGCCCGAGATGGCCGAGGTGAAGACCGGATCATGAAGCGCCGCGCCCAGGATGCCGACCACCGCGGCATTGGCCCCCTGCATCGCCGATTGCACCCGGCGTTGCGACCGCAGCCGGTCCAGAAACGGCAGCGCACAGATCAGCAGCAGGAAACCCGGCAGGAACAGCGCCAGCAGGGCGATCATCGCCCCGACCGGCCCGTTGGGCGCTGGTCCCATGACCGCGCCCAGCCAGGCCGCAAAGGTGAAAAGCGGCCCCGGAACCGCCTGCGCCGCGCTGTAACCGGCCAGAAAGCTGTCTTCGCTTACCCATCCGGTCTGCACCGTCGCCGTCTCAAGCAGTGGCAGCACGACATGGCCCCCGCCAAAGACCATTGCACCGGCACGGTAAAAGCCATCCGCCAGAGCAAATCCCTGACCCAGGCCCGAAAGAGCCGGCAGGGCGATCAGCAGCACGACGAATACGGCCAGCGCGGCAACGGCGGCACCCTGCGACACCGGCACCGGCAGCACCCGGCCATGCCCCGGTCCGGCCCGGTTCAATACCAGCCCGGCAGCCGCCCCCGCCGCAATCGCCAGCATCATCCCCACCGATCCGGGTGCCATGGCCATCACCGCCACCGCCAGCACGGCAATGGTTGCCCGCGGCGCATCAGGGCAAAGACTGCGCGCCATGCCCCAGACCGCCTGCGCCACGACCGCCACCGCCACCAGCTTCAGCCCGTGCAGGATACCCAGCGCCACCGGCCCGTCCAGCCGCGTCGCCGTCAGGGCAAGTGCGAAAAGGATCACGGCCGAGGGCAGTGTAAAGGCAAGAAAAGCCGCCAAGGCACCGCCCCACCCCGCCCGCATCAGTCCAAGCGCAAAGCCAACCTGGCTGGACGTCGGGCCGGGCAGGAACTGGCACAGCGCCACCAGATCGGCATAGGCCGCCTCATCCAGCCAGCCACGGCGCTGGACGAATTCATCGCGGAAATAACCCAGATGGGCAACCGGCCCACCAAACGAGGTCAGCCCCAGCTTCAGAAAGGCCAGAAACACCTCGGGCACGGTTCCCCGCGCGGACACTGCGGGATCACGCAACGGCATGGCTCCTTCTGCGGCCCCGCCCTCGCGTTCCGGCAGATGAGCGCAAGATACGATGTTCGTTTCTGTCCAATGTGCGTTGACACGAGAGTCTGCAGTGAAGCGGGATTATCTGGGAACAGCCGGGAACAGCCGAAAAAGCGCGTGAACACGGGGCGTTAGGTGCCGCAGGGTGGTTTTGTGGCATTGAGGCCGAGAAGTTTGCACTAGGGCGGTTTTGGCAGTTTTCGCACGGTTCGGGCTGGTTGCGGTGGTTTAGGACGCCGCGGCCATATGAACCGTTTAAAACCCAATAAAACAAGGGTGAATCGGTCATTCAAACGCTCGATAATCGTGTCATCGGTGCCGAATCCGGGCCGTGGAACTGGGAAGTCGGAGAATTCTGCGCCTGACCAGTTCCCAGTTAGAGAATACAATCATAAAATCAAATAGATGGGCGATATGGAGTCCCTTGCTGGGCGGCGCCGAACTGGGAAGCGATTTTAGCCCGGCGAAGTCAGTTGCTGGTCGTTTTCAGCGTCACCGCCGTGCCGCTGGCGACCAGGAACAGCATGCTCTTGCCGCCACCCGAGATCTCGGAATAGTCGAGGTCGACCCCGACGACCGCGTCGGCGCCGATCGAGGCGGCTTCGCGCCGCAGTTCGTCGAGGGCGGACTTTCGGGCATCACGGAGGCCGGTCTGCATCACCTGGCTGCGGCCGCCGAAGACATCACGCCAAGTGCTGGCGATATCCTTGAACAGGTGCATGCCGATGACGACCTCGGCCGTGATAATGTCCAATCGCCGGGCGATGGGCAGATCGTGCGCGGTTTCGGTGGTGAGGATGATCTCAGAAAGAGCACTGGATTCCTCTGCCTCCTTCAGTGCTGCCGCCTCGCGTTGCAGTCGATCTTTCCGAAGGCAGTCAGGGCATTCGCCATCGGCCATATCAAAGAGGGAGGCTTTTGCACCACAGGTCCTGCAAGTTGCCACGGTCTACTCCTCATCTGTATGTGCCCACCAGAGAGCTCTCCCGACGATCTGAAGGCTCGCGAGTTCGACGGGCTCTGGTGGAAACTCTGGGTTGTCCGAGACCAGCATTGATGCACCCGTCTTGAAGCGGAGGATGCGCTTTAACCTCGCCTCGCCGTTATGAAGAAATGAGTAGATCGGCCCCTTCTTTCTTCGAGCTGGCGCAAACAACGGCACATCACGCTTGGAAGTGTCGATCAGAACAGGGTCCTGATCATGTATCGTGGGTTCCATGCTGGGACCTGTCGCGCGACCAATCCTGAGTGATGGCAACGAGGCGCCGATCTGCTTCAGCCAGTCCTTTCGGAACGATAGGTACCCGATCACCGCTTCCAACTCGTTCACATACCCCGCGCCGGCAGCCAGCTGCACATCGTACAGTGGCACCACAGCGAAATCTGACGCGTAGGCGGACATATCGCTTAGGCTATGCGGGTCTTCCATCGCGTCTAGGCGCTCAGCAAGGTAGCGATCGCGTACCTCAGCCAAGGTTGGGTTGCTGGCTCGCCTAGCGAGTTCGAGCATTGCACCCTCGACATTGGCAACATCGAAGCCACCGCCGGGCAGCGGCTCGACTATGTTTTTCCCGGTCATCAGGTAGACGATATCGACCCCGTGCGCCGCCAGCGCTTGAAGGTAATCTACGCCGGGGGCCGTCCTATCTGCCTCATAGTTGATCTGGGAGTGCTTTTTTGCGCCCCCCAAGGCTGCAAAGTCGACTTGCGTCAACCCGAGCCGCTCCCGCTCATCCTTCAACCGTTGACCAAAGGTAGACAAATCTCAACCTTTCAGCTTGACGGTAGATTATTATCTACCTAATCTCGCACTGAATCTGCGTATTTCCACCTTGCGAGGTTTTCATGTCGGCGCAAGCCCCCCCTTACCAACCGGGAGCCATCCTTCACGATGCTGTCGTTGGAGCTTTCAAGGCCCGTGGCGGCAGCTTCGAGTCTTGGTGTGCTGATAATGGCATCGCACCTTCGGTCGCGCGCAACGCTACCTACGGACAATCAAAAGGGCCGAAGGGTCGGGCACTGCTTGCGCGACTGATCGAGGCCGCAGGCCGTGAGGTCGTTGAGACAGCCTATCTGACCCGCCTCAAATCCCATGTCGTCGATTTGAAGAAGGGAGCTGCTTGATGCTTCGCCCTGCACTTCGGTCGGAAATTAACGCGACCCGAGACGCATTGGCCAAACTTCGGATGGCAGTGATGTCGATCCAGGCCTCGTCTCCAGCACAAGAAATGTTTGCTGAGCACCTCCTTTCTCTTGGCCAGCTGCTCTGCAGGCATACCGACCGTGGGCTTTACACCCTGGCGGCGCGGGTGGGCGTCCACAGCCGGTTCTTCACCAATATCGAAGCCGGCGGTGGATGCCGCATCGAGGCCTATTCCCGCGTCCTGACCTGGTTCGACACCCACTGGCCCGCCGATCTGGAATGGCCTGCCGGGATCGACCGGCCCTCGGCGCGGTCGTCGCGCAAGCGGAGGGCTGCCTGATGGCCCTTCGTCCTTTCATCCACCTCGTCAAGGAGCCTGCCATGCGACTGCACCGCATGATCTGCGCGCTTGACCGTTTCGAGGACAGCCCGCTCGGGCTGGCCCTCGGCGCGGTCACGCTGTTTGTTCTGGGCCTGCTGCCCCTGTTCCTGAACGAGGGGGGCCTGTGATGCGCGATCACCCCCATGACGGACCCGCGACCTTTGCCGGCGAAACCAAGCCCCGCGAGAGGGTGCAGAGGGATGCCGCCGCTGCCGAGCTGGAGTTCGCCCCGCCGCCGCCCTTGGGCACCCTGACCCCGCGCGCCATCCCGACCGACCGGCTGGAACAGCTGGCCGGCCTCTCGACCGGGCCGATGTCCCCGGCGGAGCGAGTCTCTCGGATCCGCGAGGCGGCAAGGCTAGCATCGGACCTGCGAGACGAGTCGCTGGCCTATTGTGAGGTCAGCGTTCTTCGCGGTGGCGATGCCATCGGCATGGAAGCTGCCCGCATCGCCGATCAGTTCTCCGATGCGGGAGCAGACGCGCTGTCCACCCTGATCCTGCTGATCACGTCGGACGATGCGGACCAGCAGATGGACCAGATCGAGCGCCGCTGCCGCGCCGGGGGGTTCTGATGCCCGCCAACGAACACGTCTCAAAGCCCCGCATAGGTGCCCTGCATCTCGACTGGCGCGCCGGTCATGGCTGGTTCGTCAAGGACGAGTACGGCACGAACCTCGCCGGGCCCTTCCAGTGCGAGAACAAGGCGCTGATGAGCCTGGAAGCCCGGCAGCGCAATGCGGACAGAGCGGCCAAGAGGGGGCCTCGCGCCTGCATGTGTTGCGGCCGCCAGTTCGTCAGCGAGGGCATCCACAACCGGATGTGTCTCGACTGCCGCCACCGCGACATCGCGCCGGACCCGTTCTCTCCCGGCTATCGCAGCCGCTCGGCCGCCTGATGGGTGCTGTCGGCCATATCCACGCGGCCCCCCTGACCAGCCCGCGTCTGCGCCGGGTGCTTGCCCTCCTGTCGGACGGCAAGCCCCGGACCACGCGGCAGATCGTCAGGCTGGCCCGCGTGATGGCCGTCAACGCCTGCATTTCAGAGCTGCGCCAGCACGGCGCCGAAATCACCTGCACCCGCTCGCATGACCCGATCACCCGGTCGCCGCGGTTCACCTACACCATGTTGAAGGCGCCTCCCGTCAAATGAAAGACCTGCCCGCCCCCACCCTGCAGCGCGTCCGCCTGGCCGATATCATCGTGGGCCAGCGCCTGCGCCCGGCAACCGAGGCTGGCATTGAGGCGATTCTTGCCTCGGTGCAGGAGATCGGCCGGATCAAGGACCCGATCCACCTGCGTAAGTCCAAGAAGGGCCTGACCCTGCTGGCGGGCGGCCATCGTCATGCGGTCTACGGGCGTCTCGGCGCCGAGGAGATCGAGGCATGGGTGTGGTCGAACATCACTGATGACCACGCCCGCCTGATCGAGATCGACGACAATTTGGCCGGGGCCGAGATGTGCCCGCTCGACACCGCCGTCTTTCTGGCCGAGCGCAAGCGCGTCTATGAGCGGCTGCACCCGGAGACGCGGCGCGGAGTTGCCGGCGCGCTGGCACGGCATTCTGCAACTGACTCGGAGTCAGTTGCATCCTTCGTCACCTCCACCGCCGCGAAATTCGGTTTGTCGGATCGTCAGGTGTTCAAGATGGTGTCGGCTGGTGAGCGGCTTGGCATAGACAGTGCGCGGCTGCGGGATTGCCCGCGCCCGGTGACGCTGAAGGATCTGCTGGACATCGGGACGATCACGGACCCGACCGAGCGCTATGCGGTCATCGACGCGCTGCGCGATGGCAGCGCCAAGTCAGCTTCCGCCGCCCGCAAGGTCTGGCTCGCCCGTGAAAAGGGCGAAGATGCCCCGGTAAAAGACCCTGTTGAAGAGGCCTTCAACGCCCTGCGCAAGGCATGGGATCGGGCGCCGATGGCCGCGCGGAAGCGCTTCCTTTTCGATTATGCCAAAGAAATTTGGCACGATCAGAACGCCGGTGTTCCGCTGCATAAATGGGCGGAGGCCGCCGAGTGACCCGCCTCGCCCCCGATCAGGAATGGTGGACCGCCGACGAGATCGCCGCCGCGGCTCTCCCCGATCTGCCCGCCACGAAGCGGGGTGTGAACCTTCACGTCGAGCGCCTTGACTGGCGCGATCAGCCCGCCTTTGCCCGCCGCCGTGCTGGCAAGGGCGGCGGCTGGGAATACAGCTGGAAGCTGTTCCCGGTGCGGGCCCGGCGCAAGTTGCTGGCGGATGTGGCAGAAGCCCGCCAGCCCGCGCATCGCGGCCGCGACGAGGTCTGGTCCTGGTATGAACAGCTGCCCGCCACAGTGCAGGGTAAGGCGCAGGACCGGTTGAAGATCATCCAGGAGGTCGAGGCGCTGGAGCCCTCGGAGGGCAAGTATTTGGCGGTGTCGCTGGTTGCCAGGCACCGCCAGATCGGCGCCCGGACGATCTGGGGCTGGTTCGCCATGATCGAGGGCGTCCGCAGTGACGATCGTCTGCCCTATCTCGCCCCGCGCAACCGCGCCAATGAGCAGCGCGGCGGCAAGCCAAAGGATTGCGACCCCGAGGTCTTCGACCTGATCAAGAGCGATTTCCTGCGGATCGGGCCGCACGGATTCACCGACAGCTACCGGCTGGCCAAAAATATTGCCGAGCAGCGTGGTCTTGCCATCCTGCCCGAACGGACCATGCGCCGCCGCCTTGACGCCGCTGTCAGCAAACCGATGCAGGTGCTGGCGCGCGAGGGGATCGAGGCGCTGAAGCGGATGTATCCGGTTCAGGTCCGGGACAAGACCGCCCTGGGCGCGCTGGAGGCCGTCAACGCCGACTTCCACAAGTTCGACGTCTTCGTTCTCTGGCCCACGGCCCCCGGTGAAAAGCCGCAGATCCTACGGCCGCAGATGGTCGCCTTCCAGGACATATATTCGGGCCGCATCCTTGCCTGGCGCGTCGATGTCAGCCCGAACAGCACGGCCGTTCTTCTGGCCGCAGGCGACATGATCAGCACATGGGGCATCCCCGAACATGTGCTGCTGGATAACGGTCGTGAGTTCGCCGCCAAGGCGATCACCGGCGGCGCATCGACCCGGTACCGCTTCAAGGTCAAGGAAGACGACATCCCCGGACTCTTCACGACGCTGGGCTGCACGATCCATTGGGCCACGCCCTATTCCGGCCAGTCGAAACCGATCGAGCGCGCCTTCCGCGACCTTGCCCGCACCGTGCCCGGCGATCCCCGCCTTGCCGGCGCCTGGACGGGCCGCAGTGTCGACACCAAGCCCGAGGACTACGGCAGCCGCGCCGTCAATCTGGAGCTGTTCCTGACGGTACTTGCCGAGAAGATCGAGGAGCACAACACCCGGCAGGGACGGAGGTCCGAAGTGGCCTTCGGCCGGTCCTTTGCCGAGGTCTTCGACGAGAGCTACAGCCAGCGCGCGATCCGCAAGGCGACCGAGGCGCAGCGCCGGTTCTGGCTGCTGGGCGCCGAGGGCATGCGGGCCGATGCCAACACTGGCGCGGTCTGGTTCCAGGGCAACGAGTTCTGGGCCGAGTGGATGCACCAGATCGCGGGCGAGCGGGTCATCATCCGCTTCGACCCAGCCGCCTTCTGGGACGGGCTGCACGTCTATGCCGCCGACAACCGCTATCTCGGCCATGCGCCGGTGCGCCAGAAGGCCGGCTTCTTCGACATGGACGAGGCCCGCACCCATGCCCGCGCCCGCCGCGCCTGGCAGAATGCCGAACGGGAGCGGCTGGAGGCGCATCGCCGCTTCTCGGCCCTGCAACTCGGCCAGACGCTCGACGAGCTGGAAACGGCTGCCGCGCCCCAGGTCGAGGCCAAGGTGGTTCGCCCGACCTTCGGCAAGCCCGCCGGCAAGGCGAAGGCCGCCCGCGCCGAGCAGCCCGCGGGCCTGACGGCCGACGAACTGGCCCGCGCGCAGGACCGCGTCATCGCGGATCTGGCCAGCCGCCGGGCACCCCAACCTGCCGAGGAGACCGACCGCGAGCGGTTCAAGCGCGCCCTTGAAATGGAACGGGGGCTGGCAGCCGGTCAGCAATACACGGCCGAACAGCAACGCTGGCTGTCAGTGTTCCAGACGACCCCGGCCTATCGGGCCGAGCGGCTGCTCTGGGACGATTTTGGCGACGAGATTTTCGGATGAGGCGCTGGCGGGGGTGGTCAAGACCCCACGCCAGCATGTGACGAGCACAGGAGGCAAGAATGGCAAAACAGGCCGAACAAGTCCATGGGGTCGCACCGCTCGACAATGTCGGGCGGTTGGCCGCGCTAATCGACCGAACCCAGAACCGCCAGCATGGTCTACCCGGCATGGGGTGTTTCTACGGTCGCGCCGGGCTGGGCAAGACCACTGCCTGCATCTGGGCAATCAACGCGGTCGAGGCCTGTCATGTCGAAGCGCTGCCGATCGGCGGCGTCAAAGGGCTGCTGACGATGATCGTCCGAGAGCTGGGCCTGAAGCCGGCGCGCACCACCGAGGCGCTCTTCGTCCAGACGGCAGAGCAGCTGGCCCGGACGGGCCGCCCGCTGCTGATCGACGAGGCCGACCACATCCTGACCGACAAGCCGATCGAGATTGTCCGGCGGCTGCACGACATCAGCCAGGCACCGGTGATCCTGATTGGCGAAGAGATGCTGCCGCAGCGTCTACAGCGCTGGGAGCGGGTCCACAGCCGGATGCTCAGCTGGGTCGGGCTGGAGCCCGCCAGCGCAAAGGACGTCGATCACCTGGCACGTATCTACGCGCGGGACCTGACGCTGTCTCCTGATCTGAAGGCGGCCTTGTTGAAGAAGTCGGGCGGGTCGATCCGCAACGTCAGCACCAACCTGGCCCATGTCGCTGAATTCGCGGCAGTTCGCGGACTGACCTCGCTGGACCTTGCCGATTGGGGTAGCCAGCCGTTCCATTCCGGCGAGGCACCGCCGCCGCGCGGGGTCCCGGCCGCGCTCCATCGTCGCGGGGCTGCAGCATGAAGTCCACCTCTGCCAAGCACATTCCCGCCTCGCTGGCCGAAGCCGCCTGGGCGGTCGCCCTGCGCCTGCGCACCTTCGGTTATGCCCAAATCAGTGCAGAGCTGCGCATCACGATGGAGAAGGCCACGCAGATCGTGCGCGGCTGGGAGGCCGAAGGGGCCGTCCTGGTGGTCGAAGGCACCGCCCATGGCCCTGGCCGCAAGAAGTTCCGGGCGGACGGGGATTTCGTCCGTCTGCCCGCAGCCGGTCGCACGGCCGAGGACAATATGTGGACGGGCATGCGCAAGCTGCGCAGCTTTGCGCCATCTGCAATCGCAGCCCATGCCACCACGGACCAGATCTCGGTCTCGGTCGGTGAAGCGGCCGCCTATTGCCGCGCCCTCCTCGCTGCGGAGTACCTCACAGTGACCCGCCGCGCCGCGCCGACCATGAAACGGGAGGCGATCTACCGCCTGGCGCTCGACACCGGCCCGAAGGCCCCGGTACCGGGGCGCGTACGGGCGCTGCGCGACCCGAACACCGGCGAGGTCGTGTTGCTGCGGGGTGAAGCATGATCACCCCCACATCACAACTCGACCTCGCCCGCGCACATTGGGGCGCCGACCTGCCCGATTGGGTCGAGGCGCTGGCCCTGGCGTGTGCCCGGACCAGCCAGGCCGCCGTCGCGCGGCAGCTGGACCGCACCGGCGCCGTGGTCAGCCAGGTGTTGCGCAACAGCTACCCCGCCAGCACCGCCCGGATCGAGGAGCGGATCCGTGGCGTCCTGATGGCTGGCACCGTCGATTGCCCAGCGCTCGGAAACCTTGCCACCGACAAGTGCCAGGACTGGCGCGAGAAGGCCCGCGAGTTCGTGCTCGCCTCCCCACTGCGGTCCCGGATGTACCGGGCCTGCCTGAAATGCCCCCGCAACCAGAGCCAGAAGGACGTCGAGGAATGAACCAGCCCGCCCGTCACTTCCTTGCCCCGGCCGATGTGCTGGCGGCCTATTGCACCATCGCACAGGTGCCGCTGCACGAGTTGACGGCAGACAGCAAGGCCCGGCCGGTGTCTCGGCCCCGCCACGAGGTCATGTGGCTGCTCCGCGACCTGACAGCCGCGCCTGCCGCCCAGATCGGCCAGCTGCTAGGTGGCCGTCACCAGGCCACCGTCGTCGAAGCCGTCTGCAAGGTGGCCGACCGTATCGGGGCCGAGCCGGAATACCGCGCCAGGATGCGCCAGCTGCGCGGCGAGATCGTCGCATGGGTCGCGGCCCCGGCAACGCCCGGCCCATACAGCATCATCGCCGCCCGTGCTGTGCTGGCCGATGCGGCCCTGTCGGACGCCGACGCCCGCAAGGCCGCTGCCGCCCTCCTGGGAGGCGCCCATGCCGCCTGACCCCACGCCCTTCGCCAGCACCCGCCTGATGCTGGAAACCGCGTCCCGCGCGGTCGGGCTGATCGACCGGGACGGCATCCGTGGGCTGACCAGGGTCTCGGTCGAGGAGATCGGCGCCATGGCCTGCGCGCTGGTCCACCTCGGCCTGGTGCCCACCCCGCCCAACCAGGCCCCGCCTGAAACCCTGATCAAACCGACCTTGAAGGACTGACCCATGGCAAAGCCGAAAACCAAAGTGAAAACCGCCGGCGTCAACCTGCCGGTGCCGCAGAACGACAGCGAAGCCCGCGAGACCATCCGGTCCCTGGGCGATGTGAACCGCGACATCATCCGCCTGGAAGCCGAGATGAACGACAAGATCGCCGCCCTGCAGCAGGAGTACGGCGAGAAGGTCGCGCCCCTGCGCGATGCGGCGCAGGGCAAGGTCGAGGGCCTGCGGATCTTCGCCGAGGCCAACCGCGACCGCCTGACCAATGGCGGCAAGGTCAAGTTCCACCGCTTTGCCACCGGCGAGATCAGCTGGCGCCAGAAGCCCGCCAAGGTGACGATCCGGGGGGCGGAGGCGGTGATCGCCGCGATCCGCGCCATGGGTCTGGGCCAGCGCTTCCTGCGCGAGAAGGTCGAGATCAACAAGGAGGCCATGCTGGACGACCGCGCGGCCGCAACCGCCATCCGCGGTGTCGCCATCGCATCGGACGGCGAGGATTTCGCGGTCGAGCCCTTCGAGACCGAGTTGCGCGAGGCCACCTAATGCAACGGTCGCGCACCCAGAAGGCCCTGTTCATGGGGATCAATGACGAGATCCGTCTCGCACTGCGCCATGGCGGGATGAGCTGGGACGAAGCCATCCAGACGCTGCAGGACAAGATCGCGCAGCTGGAGCAGCTGCGTGACCGCGGTGTTGACCCCAAATCGAGAGGAGCTTTGTGATCATGCCCTTCTATGTGGGAACGTCCATCGACGTGGATGAGGCTGCGCGGCAGCTCTCCAATGACCTCAGGATGACGCTGGACCTGCTTGCTGAGCTGGCCACCCGCTGCCCGACGTCCGAAGAGGCCGAGGCCTACGCCGAGTTGCTGGCTGAGGAATACTCCGGCAGCACCTCCGATCAGACGGTCGCGCCCTTCTTGCGGGTGCTGGCGGACGCCCTCGATGCAGCCGAAGCGGGGGAGGTCTGATGTCCACCCGCCCCACCAGCCCGGAGCGGTGTCTCTTGCTTGCCGTTCTGGGCGAGCAGCTGGTGCTGGCCATCCGGGAACGGGATCTGATGCAGATCCGGGGCAGCGATCCGCTGGCCGCGCGCCGCTGGATCGGCAGCGCCGCTTTCCGTGAAGTCTGCTCCCTGGCGGGGGTCGATCCCGACTGGATCGAAAGAATGGTGCGCGATCAGCTCGCGCGCCCGCTGCGCCACCGCACGGCCGAGGCTTTCCCGGTGCGCGGCGTCAGCTCGCACCTGTCCGTCACTCGCAGTCAACGTCTCATTGGAGAATGACCATGTCCGGCAAACTGTCTGACCTCAGACGAGGTGAAGCCTGCCCTCATGGCGCTGGCCCAGCTGCGCCGCGCGAAGGGTCAGGCGAAGCGGAGGGCCGCATCGTGACCTCGCTGGATCTGACCATTGTCGTGCCCGCCACACCAGAGGCGCAAGCACAAGGTTGCACCTGCCCGGATCCGGCAGACCCCGGCTCCTGGCCGTCCGCGATGCTTGTCTGCGGCGGGCACATGTTCTCGCCCCTCTGCCCGGTCCATCGCCGGGCCGTGCTTGCCGAGTCGATGCGCATCATCGGGAGGCCGCAATGACCGAATATGCAGTGTTTTCCATCTCGGCTGGCGAACAAGAGCGCCTGCGCCTGAAGGGCTTTACCGCCCGCACAAAGGGTGCGCGGGCGACCATCACAATCACGGTCGAGACCGACGACACATTCGCCCTCGCCTATGCGCTGCGCGAGCTCGCTGCCGTCGAGAAGTTGCAGGCGGAGGCTGCAAGACAGCGGAGCCGCAGGAAGCCCCTCGCTTTACCACCACCCGAGGTGACGCCATGACCGCCCTCCTGAAAACCATCCATGTCGCCTGCCGCCAGCTCGGCCTTGATCCCGACACCCGGCGCGCCCTGCAGCTGGTGGCGACCGGCAAGTCCTCACTGCGCGACATGACTGCGGCCGAGCAGCAGCTGGTGCTGGATGCCCTGAAGGCGCGGGGCTTCAAGACCGCGCCCGCCTCGGCCGGCAAGAAAGGCTGGCGCAATCCGGCCCGCCGCGCCGACGTGCGGATGTGCCATGTGCTCTGGGGCAAGCTCGTCCGCGCCGGCGCGGTCCAGGTGCCGGGTGCCACTGGCCTCAACGCGTTCATCCGTGCACGGTTCGAGAAGAGCTGGGGTGCCGTGCCGATCGACGTGGACAGCATGCGCGACTGGAAGCAGATCGCCACGGTGATCGAGGCCCTTAAAGGCATGTGTAAACGCGTCGGGATCGAGGCCTGATCCATGTCCGAGGCCCGCAGCCCCATCATCACCGACCATGCCCTCCTGCGCTATCTGGAGCGGGTGATCGGCATCGATGTCGACAGCCACCGCCGCGCGATGGAGATCAAGCTGGCCCAGGCGGTCGAACTGGAGGCCGCGGCGCTGGTGTCCGAGGGCTGGCGCTACACGATTACCGGGAGGCACGTCACCACGGTCATGCGGCGCGATAAGGCGCTGACCTCACCCAAGCTGCGCCGCGAAGGAGGGGAACGATGATGGCCGACTTCGCCGCCCTGCGCCCGGCAGGTGGCTTTGGGCTGATCATGGCCGACCCGCCATGGAAAACCGAGATGCGCTCTGAAAAGGGGCTGAAGAAAAGCCCGGAATCGCATTACCGGACCATGCCAATCGACGAGATCTGCGCTTTTCCCGTCGAAATGCTCGCCTCCCCGAACTGCCTGCTCTGGCTTTGGACGCGTCCAGCCCAGCTGAAGCACGGAATCGCCGTACTGGAGGCTTGGGGTTTCGAGCTGAAGACCATGGGCTGGTGGCCCAAGATGATCAAGAGCGGAAAGCAGGCTTTCGGCACAGGCTACATCTTCAGGAACGCGGGCGAGCCCTTCCTGATCGGCACTCGCGGCGCCCCCAGGACGACGAAGAGCGTTCGGGATACCATTTT